GAAGTTAAGGAATAACTTACCAGCATTATTTGTAGAACTATACTTCTCTTCTAAGTTTCTGTATATCTCTTCTCTCTCCTCAACACCTGGTACACCGTTGTTCAACGATATAAACATTGATGGGGTATAAGAGTTTTGTATATTATTCAATTCAAATGACATAACTTCTATATCTATTTGGATTGGAACGGCCCCGGCTATGTATGAAGGTATAGGATAATACTTTTGATTAGGTTGGTAAGGGAAGGAATAGTACACTTGGGAGTCACTATCATCATTCATATCGAAAGCGGGTATTTCGACTGGTTTGTACTTGTTAGCGTGTAACCAATCTGAAGAATAGTAGTAGTCTTTTACATAATCAAATTCATTAACCTTTCCTGAACGTATCTTTGAGAAGTCCATATGGTATAGGGAAGCTAATCCCTCACCGTCTCTTCTTTTAACTGTATTGATGGCAAATCCACCATGTATTGCGAAGTCTGTAGCAACTTTCTTATAAAGGTCATATAAGGTCTCTTTTGAGTTTACAAGTGTGTAAGCCTCTTCTCCATTAATTAACATGTCCTTACCAACGATACCGTTGATAACAGCTTTAAGACAAGCTCTGTTCACCGAACTGTAGTTAAACATATCGATGTTTCTCTGTGGCATGTCATTGTGTGGTCCATATAGAATATATGGTTTGTTAGTTATCTTCTCTTCGAACGAAGGGAGGACAGCTGCTTGACCAAACTCAAATACCTTTAAATCGTTTTGTACATTCTTCATACTACTTAATAATATAATTTATTCTTTTATCTCACGTTACACAACTTGGAAGTCTAATTCCTCATTCAGTATCATATTACCATCTATTACCGTTCCTGTGTATTTTGTGAAACCACTATTGGTAGGGTTAATTGCTCCACCCTGAGCTAATACATCACCACTACCATCAATTGTTGCTGCGTTGATATTAAAGTTTCCTGTACTTGTAACCCAAAACTTGTAGTCTCCACCTTCTCTCCATCCTGTGAAATCAAGACTTGTGATGGTACCTACTAATGTGAACTTATATACTGAACCAGCATTTAAGTTTACAGATACTACACCTGATACATTACCACCATCTATAATCTCATGAGAGAATTGGTTGTATACGTGTAATGACTCTGTGTGTGTCGTTCCTGTGTATTGGTTGTTACCTGTTATTGTACTACTAATTCCAATGTAGGTAGCGTTACTTACTGTTTGTAAGTCTTCAGCGTTTGTCGGTTTACAGTTAAGTACTGATACGTTCTGTACTGAACCGTTAATATTTAAGTTACTACTTGAGATTAAAGAACTCTCACCAACAGAACCTAAGATGTTACCGTTAGCACAGTTAATTAACATGTTTCTTTCACTACTAGCTGTAATCTGAGCGTTAGAGTTAATTATTGATTGGAAGTTAGCACCACTATTAATGTTAGAACCATAACCACCCATAATACTTGAGAACCTTGCACTTGATATGTTACCTCCTTCAGTTCCTAATATGAAGTTTCTAATAGGATAGTTATTCATATTACTACTGTTAGATGCTGCGATAAAGTTTTTCTCACCACTATTGATGGTATTACCTCCACCTCCAACAATGGCTCCCTCATAACCACTGTTTAAGTTGTTGCCATCACCACCACCTAAGAATCCTTTTTGCATTGATATGGTATTATTTTGACCACCTGCTATAGTACTTAGAAAACCACCATCTAATATTTGGTTATTTGCACCACCAATAATAGTTTGTCCTTTTGATTCTCCTCCACCATTGATGTTGTTGTTATCACCGGCAAAGATACCACTGTATTGTAAATCACCAATAGTGTTGAATGCTCCTCCTATGGAGTTATCTTTTCCTCCTACAATAACAGAAGAACGAATTAGACTACCACCGTTAGATGTAATAATATTATCCCTACCCCCGAATATCATACTATTATCTAGTGAAGATACGTTGAAGGTATGTCCTGTGCCACCAAACAGTTTCTCTTGTGTTATCTGTTTTGTTGTTGAATCACTATTCTCAACGATGGCTACAAAATCATTAATGTCGATTGGGTATAATTGAGGAAGTGCTGAAATTTTTACGTTTGCCATAATCTTTTATTTTTTATTTAAGGTGCGGATTCTTGTTGTAATCCATTGTTATTTTCTGCTGATAACACATCACCACCCTCAGTAAGAATAAAGTATTCTACTACTGATGAAGGTGTAGGTGTTGGCGTTAATGTTGATGTTGGTGTTGGTGTATTGGTTGGAGTGTTAGTCGGAGTTAAAGTAGGGGTATTAGTAGGTGTTGCTGTAGGCGTTATAGTTGGTGTGTTTGTCGGTGTATTAGTTGGTGTTAAGGTTGGCGTAGGAGTTACAGTACTTGTTGGAGTAGGAGTCGGAGTTGGTGCTATACATGTATCAACATATATTAAAGTACCTGTAACATGATTTGCTGATGCTACACGGAAACCACTTGATGTAATTTGACCAACAAAGAAATTCTCATCACCTCTATCTTGTGTACATTCTGTTAATGAGTAGTTTGAAGTAGTTGCTGAATTAGCTTCAGTCCACCAATATTCACTAGGGTTAGTATAACTGTAGAACATTGGTCTTGTTGTACCTGTACCACTATAGAATTTGTCACAAACATCATTAACACTAGTACCTGTAATTTGGTTTATTTGAAGTGAGAATGGTGCGGGAGCATTACCTAAAAGAGACCAGAACAATGAACTATTTGGTAGTCCTGTTGAACTCCAAGCTGTCTGATTTTGAACTGTAGTTCCATCACTATAATGTTGTATTCTTTGAACAAAGTATAATGGTGGTATAGGTGATTGAACAAAATTAAAGAATGTATATCCTGTAATTACAGGAGAACCATCTAAACTACCAAACTCATAACCTTCTTGTTCAACTTGTGTTGGGTCCATATATACCTTGAAACCTGGCCATGTTGAACCTGTTGTAATCTCTTGATAGTGTATATCACTTATAACTCTATTACAACTTTCACAATCATCAGTTCCATCAGATTCTAATCTAGTCTCAAGGGTTTGAACTACACCTGTTTCTAAATCTAAGAATTGTAAATCAGGATATGTATTTTCCCATGAGTAGTAGTTAGCAAAACTATTTCCGTTGTCCACTTGATAAGCCACCGTTGGTCTATCAGGTTCGTTAGTTCCTGGTGTGTAGTATATGTAATTGGCATTATTCTCATTCTCTGATTCGTAGGTATAAGAATATAAGTCAGGTACAGTTGAATCCTCAACTATTGCTCTACCCTCTTCTAACTTATTATAAGCAAACTGTGGGTTAGTACTACCAGTAGTATAACACTCATATATGGAATAATAATACTGACCTTCAAATGGGAATATCTCATAAGGTCCTTGAGCACCATTATAGTTATTAGGTTCTCTACCTTCAACGAATGTAAATTCATCGTATCTGTTTGTTGAGGTTGATATATTCTTTGGAAAAAACTGAACAGACTCCTTAGACATTATATGTTCAAAAGAGAATAAATAGTTAGGCGACGATATAGTCTTACTACTCGACACCGTAACGGCTAATTTATTTTGTTGGTTTCTTTTAATTAATAACATTATAATGCTTATTATAAATTTTATCTAATATCTGTTCAATATCTACTTCACCTTCCCCGTTAAACGTGTGTATCTCACGTTTAAAACAGTTTTGATGTCCTTGATGATAGAATACCTCTACTTCTAATATATCTGTTCTTAAATCCAATGTGAGTTTACCTACACTATAACCTGTGTATTCAACATGTCCATAACTGAATTTACCAACAGCGTCTATCATTTACGCTTTAGTTAATCCTAATTGCTCAAGTGTCCAATTTATAACGTACTCATCATCTGAACCCCATGCCGCATAAGAAGCACCGTCCATAAGTAATTGATGTCCTTCTGTAAGACCATCACCTTTTACAAGTGCTGAAATACGTGCTGAACTATCAAGTTGTACAGAAACGTCTAATATCTCTAATTTGTTTAATGACCTTACTACAGGTACTATATCTACTATTGTCATATCTTTATTCTTTTATTTTATTTATTCTACCGGCGGGAATGGCGGTCTTACCGGCTCACACCAATCAATTAATGGTAATACTTTTATCCAATCATATTGAGGGTATATACATTGTTCTATCTCCCGAGCAGATATTACCCATTCTCCATTACAATCTTGTATAGGATTAAAATAACTATCAGGTGCATATAATTGACCTGTTAATTCGTCTTTCTGTGATTCTGTTAATATTGCTACTTTTTCCATTTCTTATTATAGTTCTCTTCCTAATGCTACTTGGAAGTCTTCGATTATTGTTGAGTAAGTTACCATTTCAGCTGGTGTGAAATATTCAGCATATCCTAAAAATGCTACATCCGCATCT